CGTCCGGGATTGCCTTAACATCGTACTTTGGTTTATCGTCGTCGGTCGTGGCGTTATATCCGGGTATCTCAATTTTAACGGGTGCATCAAACCCTAACATCTTTGCCCTGCGTTGCTGAATGTTCAAAAGCAAATCCAAAAACCGGGGGTTCCCGGCGGACGTTTCGGTTGCGGTTTCATTGTACCCGTAATATTCCGGGTCGCCGTCCTCGGCATCGGTTTTGATTGGTCGCCCTTTGTTGGTTTTCTCTTTGGTGCGCATCTTTCCGGTTTTCGACGCCTCCCACGCCTCCCATGCTTGTTGCTCCATCTTATCCAATTTGCGCAATTCTTGTGTAACGTATTCGTCGATATTATCCAACCGTTCCCGTTTCCACTCAATAAGGCATTGTTGCAAATCGTAATAAACCATTTGAAAGGTTATTGTATAACCCATTCCACGCGCGAACAAATCCCGGTTCAATGCGTCCGCAATTTCCCGGTACGAATACCCACGCAAAAACAAATCGGAACAAAACCGAATGTCGTAAATTCGTTGTTCCTCGGAACGTTTATTATAGCCTAATGGCTTCTTTCTCTTTTTCATAGTCAAATCTCCTTTGCTGTCAAATCGTACTCCCATACATAGCCGCCCGCCGTTTTATATACTCCTTTACAACATCGGGTAATCGTTATATTTTTTATTCCCGTTTTTCTTTCCGCTTCCCTTATGGATTTATAACCGGGCTTTCGGTCGTGTAACAATAACCATTGCCGTTGGCGTCCTCGCTTGTAATGCTGTCGCAATTGCCGCAATGCTTTTGTTCGTGCGGGTGCGTCCTTTTATAATTCGGGTCGGTTTGGCGTCCTTTTACTTTGTCGTATGCCATTTCCAACAAATCCCGTTGCGGTATGCCTAATATTGCGGCGGAATGAAATACGACGGCGTTAAGGTCTGCCAATTCATCAATTACGGCGTTCATTCGTCCGGGGTCGTCGAATGTCGGCATTGCGTGTTTTACCGCCTCTTTGTACTCGTTAAATTCTTCCTCCATTTTTCGGCAACGGGACGCAATATTTGTGCCGAACAATTCATTGAACAAAAGGATAATTTGAGAAACGGACGGACGGGCGGGTTGTCCGTCACAATTTCCAACCGTGTTTATTCCTTTGGCTTCAAATTCCCGTTTGAAATCCTTTTCCGGTCGGGCGGTAAATCGTCCGTTCAATTCCCGGATAATATACCAACTTTCCGGCACGTCAACGAATATGCCGTTGCCATCGGGAAAAGAAAACATTGCTTTGCCGTCCGGGGTTCGGGGCATTACAACGGTTCCCCCTCCGGTAAACCTCAACACGTCGTCCACGTTGTCCCGGCGAAATTGGATTGCGTCCACCTCTAACAAGGTGCGACAATACCGGGTTCCCGCCGTGGCGTCCGGGTCAACTAAACGGGTGCGCATTTCCTCCGGGTCGTACTTCATATAAACCGACTGCCTACCATCGGCGTAAAAGAACTCAATAAAACGGTCGCCCAATCGTCCCCGGATTGCTTGTTTTAATGCCTCAATCCTTTGCGCCTCCGGTCTATCGTTTCCCTCACTACCATTTTGCGCCCAACTCAAACGTATTGAGGTATCGGACGCCGTAACCTCAATTTCTTGTTTTGTTATGTCCTCAATCATTGCGCACATATCGCAATCAAAGGGGCTTAATACTTGCTTATTCATTGCTATTTTTTTTAATTGTTCTTACTGCGTTACTCTTTGGATATGCCAACCGCCAAAAAATCGTTTTTCGGTCGGTGCGGCTGTATTTATCACATTTCAGATTTGCCCCGGTGCAAATATCTTTTCCAATCTTACAACGAACGCAGCGTTGACAAAATAATGTTCCGGGGCTATCCGCCAACCGTTGTGCGGCGGGCGTCCATAATGTAGCAATTAAAACCGCACCGTTGACAATTGCCCGTTCGCCGAGCTTATACTCTCTTTCCCGGTCGAACGGTTCGGGTTGCTTTACTCTCATTCTTTGCCCGCTTCGTTTACATAGTCAAACAATGCGTCCAAATCTTTCTTTGCGCCTTTTACGCAAATTCGTACCCTATCGCCGCCCGCTAATGCGATTTCGACAATCTCGCAATTATACCGGGGGGCGTTTATCTGTATCATTGCCGCCGTGGTATTCGTTACAAACTCGTTTCTTTCTTCCATGCTCTCGGGTTTTTGAAGTAAATAAAATGTTTCCGTTGATTCGTTCTCGCTTTGGCACGCCCCCAACAAAAGCGTTGCCAAAGATAACAATAAAATCTTTGCTTTCATCGTTTTACCTTTCTTTTAATCCATATAAACCGTATGCCAATGCCGACAAACAATATTTTCGCCTCAATGTCAACGTAACGGTCGTAACCGTTGACCGCATCCACAGACACGCCGGGAATAATAAACCAACTCTTATATTTCCAATATTCCCGGACGTAAACAGATACGCCAACCCGTCCGATATGAAACCCAATTTGCGCCGTATGTACGTCGCCATTGTTGCGGATAATTCCAACTTGTTTTTTACTCATTTCCTTTTCTGTTTAATAATTCGTAACTCTGTTTATCAACTACCAACGCCCGTGGGTATTCGGTTATTACGCCTTTGGTATATACGAGATTATATATACCCAATTGCCCCTTAATTGGAAACTCAACTACCCGGCGGGGGTTGCGCATCAACCACCCGTACCCCTTTGTTATTTTCGCCCTCTTTTCCTTTGGAATCCGGGTGTTTTCCCAATCCTCCGGCGTAAACTCTTTTATCGGCTTTACGTCGTACAACTCAACCAATCCCAAAGTAACGCCGCTTTCCATTCCCGGATAAACCGGGGACGCTGCGGAACATATCAGCACGTCGCCACGGTATGACGTGTTTTTGTTCCGAACTTCAATTGTCTTTTTCCCGTAAACAATACCGTTTTCGTCCTTGTACGCCTCCGTTACCAAATCATTTGCGTATGGCTGTTTTACGGTCAACGCACGCCAACGGTCGTATTTTTCCGGGTTGTAATCCTTATTGCTGTACTGCATATTTACTTTTTATTTTCGGGTTCCTCGGTTTCGTCGTCGGGTTCCGGGTAATGGATAAATCCAATTTGCCGGACGCTTGAAATTGGTTCGTAAATGATAACGGCAACATCGCCGTCCGTCCTTACGCCAACTAATCGACAATCGGCGGGAATTTCAACCCTTATTTCATTTCTTTTCATTGAACAAATCCCAATTTGCCGGGACACAATAACCGGGCAATGTTTCCCGGTCAATCCCGGACGCTCTTACAAAACTATCTTTCCAATATATCCGGGTGTTTTGTCCGGGTGCGCCTCCCAATAGTCGAACACGTCGTTGTAAAACGTCAATGTTTCCCGCTTTGTATATCTGCAACCGCTTTGTAATCCTATCTTAAACAAGTCAACAAAGGGGTACGACAAAGCAATTACAGAAAATGCCCGGTCAAACATTCCCACGGGGATTGGTTCAACGCTTGCAAAGGTACGGAACCCGTGGCGTTTTGCTCGTGCCAATGCGTTTATACGCATCCGGTTTGGGCTTGCTTTTGGCTCTAATTCGTCGCACCCGGTCAACGTGGAACCAATGGCAATGCGGGATTTATCCCAACCCTCGGACGCCTCGGCAAAGTCGATTAAAACATTGATACCCTCGGCGCATTTGCTCAACACTTTAACCGGGACGCCGTGGCGTTGACAAACGCCGATTGCTTGGCGGGTCAACCTTTGCGTTTCCGGCAATAACGGGTCGGTCGTAAACGAAAAGAATAACCCGGTTTTTTGCAATTCGCCCTTATGCTTCAACAACTCATTCGTAAATATATCCAATGCGTATGGATATTCCCGTAATGCCTTTTTCAATTCCGGGGTATTGCCGCCCAACACTTTTGCGCCCCGCCCTTTGCGCAAATAACAATACGTGCATCCGTTGGAACAACCAACGTAAAAGTTGGCGGCGTTCTCGGCATATTCTCCGGCTTTTCCCTTTGGGCTGTAAATAACCCGTCCGTTTATCGCTCCCATACTAAAACAGATTAAAACGGTAAATCGTCGGTTCCGTCGGGGGCGGGTGCATCCGGCACGGGCGGCGGCGGGGCTTGCGTTCCGGCTCCGGTTCCTTTTGGCGTCAACATTTCCATATCGGTTGCGACAATCTCGGTAACATATCGTTTCACGCCTTGCGCATCGTCATAACTCCGGGTTCTTAATTCCCCCTCAATATAAAGTTTATCGCCCTTTTTGACGTACTGATTGGCGACCTTTGCCAACCCGTTTTGCAATACAATGTTGTGCCACTCGGTACGCTCCGGGATTTGCCGCCCGTCCTTTGTCGTAAACGCTCGTTTCGTGGTTGCCAACGAAAAGGTCGCAACACAACCGCCGTTGTCGAACTCCTTAAAATCCGGGGCTTTCCCGGTATGTCCTAATAAAGTAACTTTGTTTACACTCATAACTATTTGAATTTAACACCATCCAACAAATACAATTTCTTATTATCAGACCAACCCGCCGCCATGTTTAAGGCTTTCCGGTCGTCGTCATGCACAAACTCGCAATACCACGAATTGCCGCCAACGTTCGCTTTTTCTTTCAGTCGTACCAATTTACCAACAATGCACCGGGCAAACTTGGCGTATGCGCTCGTTTCTGATATATGGATAATACGACGTTCGGCGTTTATTTTTGGCAATTCTTCGATTTGCGGGCGTTTTTCCTCGGCGGGGTATCTTTGTACTCTCTGAAAGTCTTTTTTGATTGACGACCGGGAAATTGCCCCGTAATCGGGTTGCCTCTTTTTGATTCTCATTTTTATATCTCCATTTATAATCCTTATGCAAATTTCCTTTCCCTTTACATACCTTACAAATTGCCGTTGCCGAAAAATTGCCTTTTCGGGCGGCTTCTTGTATGCTAACAAATACATTTACAACAATACCGTTTTTTATTTGCTCAACCGCTTTTTCGTGGTGCGGTTTCGCTTTTTTTCCAATCCATTTAGATTTTGTTATTGGGTTATTCTGATTTTCTTTAACCGTAACCCAACGCAAATTATCTGCATGGTTATTGGCTCGGTCGCCGTCGATATGGTCGATACATGGTTTGTTGTCCGGGTTCGGAATGAAAGCCGCCGCAACTAATCTATGAACACGGAACATTTTCCCGGTTCCATTTTTCCATAAACTAATTATTTTATATCCTTTCAAATATCCGCCTTTCATTAGAAACGCATCCTTTTTTAAGGAACGAACATTGCCATAATTAGAAATTTGATAATGTCCTTTGTAATCCTCAATATCTTTCCAAATTTGCATACTCATTTTTTATTAATTCAATCATTATCATATTGCCGGAATATATACGCATTTTCGTTTTATCCCCATTCTCCCAACATGAATGATGTTCAAAACATAGTATATTTATATTTCTTGCATCATGCGCCATTTCGGGAAACGCTCCACGGGTCAATATATGCGAACAATAAACGGTGGAATAATTCCGTAACGGCTTTAAACATTCCTCGCATCGGTGTGGCTTATGCTCCCAAACCCAACGAAAAAAGCGTTCATTTGCCGCCATGATATTTGCGCCCCGTCCCGTAATACAATGCCCGAACAATTCCCGTTGTATCTCAACCCTCAAACGAATATCCATTGTAAAGTGTTTAATATCAATCAGGGGATTATACCCCCGATTGATACAATATTGGTATTCGTCCCGGTCTGTTAGCAAATACGGTTCCATTGCCTTACATATCCCCGGTTTCGTCGTTTTCCTCGTTTTCGTCCGCCGGGTCGTCAACGTTCGGGAACAATCCGTTGTCCTCTACCTTTTCGGCACTCAAACCCGGTGCGGGTTCGCCATCAGCCCCGAACAACTCCAATTGCGCCTTTTTACCCTTGAAAAGAAAGGCGTAAACCTCGGTTTCAATGTCGGCGGCAATTTCTTCTAATTCTTCCTCAAACCCGAACGTTTCCGTATTGAATTTAAGGCGGGGCGAATTGATTGCGGTTTTTTGATTGTTCGACACGGTAAACAATCCGGTTAAAACAACCCCTACGTTATCGTCTTGACCGGAAAAGGACACGCCCCGAACCTCTATGTTTTTCAACATTTCGTCGGCAAAATCCCGTGATAACTCGCTTTGCTTTTTAGTCGCCTTAAAATCGGACGTTTCAACCATTGAAAGAAAGGACGTAATATTAAAAATCCGTCCCATGATTGGGCGCAAACGGTCGAAACAATCCCGCAAATCCGGGTGTATGTCCTTTGCACTTTCGACGTGGTATTTGTTCGTGTAACTCTCATTACCGATTGTTTCGGTAACTTCATAATGTACGTCTAACCCGCCGTCCTTTAATGTCTTGACTTTCGACAATGCAAACGCCTTTTCGCTTGGTATCAACATAACGTTTGCGGCTTTTTTTTCTTCGCTCATATTGTAATATTATTTGTTGCCGGGAACCCGCCCGGCACGGTTTTAATCAAAATTCGTTTTCGTCCAACAATTCCCGTGTCTTACTATTCGACGGAACCGCCGGGCATTCCGGTTCCGGGATTGGTTCCGGGGCGGGTTCCCCGGTTCCGATTGGTTCCGTTACCGGGTTGGGGTCGTGGAACTCAATATTGCGCCCGCCTTTGGGCTTTTCCGGCTCAAATTGGACTTTGAGTTGTTCCGCCGGGTATTCCTTTTGCGCTAACTCAATAATCCCCAAATTAACCAATTCCGGGACGCAACGGCGCAACGCCCTTATGTCCTCTAATGCGTCATGCGCCGGGAATGTTTCGCCGGGGAATAACTTACTATATAATTCCTCTAATTTGGGATATTTTCCCGGTCGCCCGTTTGAATACAATGCGCCGACAAACTTAATTGTTTTCATCATTGTATCAATGCGTTTACCCTTATGTAATGCGTCCTCAACATGTGCGTCGTAATATTCCCGTCCACAATAGCGCAAAACGTTTGCTTTTAACATTGAACTGTCAAAGTAAATGTTGTGCGCACATACAAGCGGGGCGGCGTTGGCATCCGCTAAAAATTCGTCCACAACCTCGGCAAACGGCACGCCCTCGGCAATTGCCCGTTCGGTTGTTATACCATGAATTGCGGTTGTTTCCGGGGGTATCTCGTAATTATCGGGTTTGATAATATAACTTTTTTCCTTATCGCCCAACGACCACGCCAATTGGACGACGTGCGGGAATTGCTCAAAATCCGCATCCCATTTCAAACCCTTTGCCGGAACCCCGGTTGTTTCACAATCAAAGAAACAAACATCTTTCAAATCAAATTTTTGCATAACCTTAAATATTAAATCATTAATTACTGTTTTCGCTCTCATTGCGGTATTTATCCCGCTTTTTCTCCAACTCCAAAACGTCCCGGTTTTCGTCTATATACTTTTGGACGTCCCGGTTACAAAACGGTTTTCCATCCAACCAAAGCAAATGCCAATACGGTACATTTTCCATCGGTTGCCCCTTAAATTTACCTTGCGGCATCGGGGTTTTATCTGTTAATTCCATTATCAAAATTTAATTGTTCGCCCTCTGAATATCGGGGCAATTGTTCAACATAATTTGCTTTTGTTCTCCAAACCATCCGGCAACGCAAACAAGTTATTGCGCTGTAATCGCTTCGTTGATACCGCCAACCATTAAACGCCGAATGATTGCATTTGTATTGCAATATGCGCCATTTACGTTGGTTGGCGGGTTTCTTTCTTTCGATACATTTGCAAGCGGGTATATTATAGGGTTTTAGGGTCGTCAATAAATGTATTGTATTCCTCGGCGGCTATCTGTTTGAGCGTTTCGATATGTTCGATTAACTCGGCGTTCGACAAATCCGCCACGGTGCGCAAATCGTGGGAATATACCCCCGTTTCCTCGTTGACCCGTTCAACGTACATAATAGGGGAAAATTCCCTCAAACGTCGTTCGGTTTGTTCCTCTGTAAGACGTTCGCCCGCCTCCCAAATTGCGTGCTTAAACGTCGGTACAACACAGTTGAAATAATACCCTTTCAAAGCCTCGGACGAACCGGGGGACGCTACAATAAACCGGGCAATAATGCGGGAACCTTTCCAACCCTTGAAAAACTCGTTTAATTCCCCCATGTACATTGCCAACCCGCCGTTATTGTTTATTGTCCCCGTTGCTGTTATTTCTCGCTTTTTCATCGGCTATTAATTTTTTCATTGTCTTATTAAACGCTGTCATTCCGATTGTATGGATAACGTCCCGTTCCGCCCGTGATAACTTCGTTTCCCGCTTATCCAATACTTTTGCAAATGCAACAACAAATTCGCCCGGCTCCAACAATCCGGCATTGTGCAACCTGTCGATTGGGTGCGCTTTCAAACGCTCGGTTGCTTTCAATGCTTTGCGGGCTTTTTCCCGACTTTCCCATATTTCCCGAACCTCGGCGGCGGCGTTGTCATAAAACAACCGCATTTTCAGAACGTCGGCAATTGACAAATCAGCCACGGCGGTTGGTTGCTCTTTTTCCGGCTCCGGTTCCGTCGTAACGGGTGCAACCTTACCGTTATTCACTCCATAACCGAACAACGCAAAATCCCCCTTTGTTGGGTCGTCCGGGAATATCTCGGCGAAACGGTCGGTTATCTCAATGGCTGTTTGCAAATCCGGCGTCCGACGTTTTACAAGCCCCAACCGCAATGCCTGTTTATGTACGTGGGTATCTAATGGAATGATTAAATTATGGGGGTCGCAAATCGTCCACAATCCAAAGTCAACCGGGGAACCGTGGCGGCACATCCAACGCAAAAACATACATAAGCGTTTGCAACCGCTTTTCGTTTCCATATCCGGCACGCCCTTAACATCGCCGAAAAGACGTTGCAATTGTTCCAACGGACGCCCGCCCGGTTGCGCTTGCAATGCCTTTTCCATGTTCTCAAACTTACTATATACGTCAAACAAGCGGGCGCAAAGGTCGTGAAAATCGGCGTATGTAAACGTTCTATAAAAATTCTCTTTACTGCCTTTGTATTGCTTCCATTCCGGGGCGGCTCCCTGCGTATCGGTTCCAACAATGTAATGATACGGCGCACCCTTGAAAATTTCCCGGTCGATAAAATCCGCCTTTTGGATTATCTGTTTGCGGGAACCCCACGCAATCCACGCCGTAACAAATGCGCTAATCTCAATATTTACCCGGCTATCGTAACGGTGCGGGATTTGCACCGGGTCGGATTGGATAAACTCGGCGGTTTCGTATTGTTCCGCCCAACGTTTCAAATTATCGTTCAATGTATATGCCATTGTTTTAGATTTTAAGTGGACGGAAAGCCCGCCCCCGGTTATTATTCGTTTTCTGTGTATTCCTCAACAACTAAATCGGTTTGTCCTCGCTTCACTTCCTCAATGAACCCTTGAAAACCGTTTTGTTTAGCAATGTCAATGATTGCTTGCAAACGCTTTTCGCCCAAACTTTCGCCCCTCGCAATGCGGAATACCTTAACCGTCGGATTGCTTGCAATAATCAGTTTGGCGGCGACCTCCATAATTTGACTATCTGAAACTTTCCCGGCGACGAACGGCACGCCGTTTAACTCTAAACCGTCGTCCGTGAACGAAAGCCCGGCAATCGGTAATTTGGACGTTGCAATAAGTGTTTCCCTTTCCTTTGCCAATGCGCCTAATTTGTCCTCAAACGTGCGGGCGGTTTTCTCGGCGGCTTCCTTTTGTTTCTTTTTTTCCATGTAATCCACAACCAACGCATTGATACGGTTGTGTTCCTCGGCTTTTTTGAGTTGTTCCGCCGTGTCTAATTGTTCCGGGTTATTGGCTTCGTATTCCTCTAACCATTTGTCGGCATTCGCTTTACGTTTCACAAACTCCGATTTGTCATTTACGATAACTTGCAACGTTTCCTTATAATCGTTTTCAATGGCTTTTTTGTTGGCTTTCGCATCTTCTTTGGCTTTTTCCAACCGGGCGTTTGCCTCGGCAATTATCCGGGCAACTTCTTTTTCCTCGGCGGCTAATTTGTCGTCGATTGCCTTAATATTACTTTTTCGGGTTTCTTCCGCCTCTTTAATTCGTCCGGGGATTGCCTCCAATTGTTCAATCCTTTGTTGCCGGGCTTGGCGTACCGTTTTCGCTTTCTCAATCAACCGGGCATTTTCGTTTTGCTCTTCCATCAACGCCGTAATATCCTTTTTCTCGGCATACGTTTTGACGTCGCCGGGTTTCAATTGCTTTTCAGCGTTGGCGCAAATGGTTGTGTACGTCTTGACCTCGGCGTTGGCGTCCTTTCGTTTGTCCTTAACGGTCGTAACCTCGGCGTCTATTTCAGCAATACGGGTGCGCACCTTTTCCGGCAACAAAGCCTTTACAACCTCAATTTGTTTGCGGCGTCCCTCGGCGGTTTCGCTCCAACGGGAAAACTCCACGGCATCAAAGTCTTGGTAGCCGAAAATCTTTTGCAACATAGAAACGTTATCCGAACGCATCCCGGTTGTTTGTGATTTTATGGATAACGTCCCACGTGGGTTGGCTTTGGTAAACTTTAATTCGACTTCGTAATTTTCGCCGTCGTTACCTACTACCATTTTTGCAAATCCTTTGTCCTCTCCATTTTTCAACACGGCGTCCCGGTTCCCGGTCAACATTGCGCCGATTGCTTTTAATAGGGTTGATTTGCCTAACTCGTTGTCCCCGGTAATGAAATATACATTACCCTCAAAATCTGCGTTGAACTCTTTGATAACTTGAAAATTCAACAATTCCAATTTCTTAATATACATCGCTCTTTAAATTTATTTATTTCCCGGAAATCGCCGGGTCGTTATGTTCCCATTTATAACCGTTGTATGTTTTTCTTTTCCCGTTACATACCTGTAATATTACATACTTTTGCCAAGGAAAAACACACGCATCTAAAATATTATCAAAACATACAATATTACCTAATTTATCAATACGTTTAACGGGATATAATTTTGATACACGTTTAACGTTCTCAAATTTTAGGTTCTCGCCAATAGTACACCAACGTAAATTATTAACATGATTATTTAATTTATTCCCGTCGATATGGTCAACACATGGTTTATTGTCCGGGTTGGGAATGAACGCCAAAGCAACCAATCTATGAACCCGCATAACTTTTAAACCATTGATTTTTAATTTTACAGTCATATAGCCACCGTTCAAATAAGGCTTTATTTCCTTATCATTTTGCGTTATATTGCCATTTTCAGCAACGTAACAATCATATTCTATTAAGTATTTACCTTTTTTCATGCCGCAAATATATGTAAAATAATGGATATACCAAAACTTTTATTTTTTATTTCGGTTATTTTTTTATTTTCCGCAATAATCGCCCCAAAACAACGCATTTACCGACGCCGTCAAACTCAACTAACATATTGCCGTTGCGCCCTCTTATACATTTACCATCAGAACGACGAACCGCCCGGCACGGTATACGCGCAATTCCGGGCGGGTCAATCGGTCGCCTAAATAGATATAATCCATTTCGTCCATATCAAAACAATTTCATTTGTGTATCGGTCAATACAGCAACGACCGCATCAACTTTGCGTTCCCAACTTTCCAACGTTGCCAATTTTTCCGGGGTTGGGTTCCGTTGGCAACGTCGTTGGTTGTGCCGCATCTGTTTTACCATTTCCGCCAAATCTTTTGCCGTTATTTTTTCGGGATTTTCGATTTGCGGGGCTTTTGTTTCGTCTGCCATATAAGCAACCATTTGAATAATTAAACGTCCCTACGGGCTTAAAATAAACGGTTGTGCATTTGTTGGGGCAAATTTTCCAAAACCCAACGGGGGTTGTTTTGTAAAATGAACCGTCCAAAGTGCATTATTAACGTTGCGTCCGCATTCCATAACGCCGGGATAATCTCCGGGTATAATTTCCCGGCAATATCCCGGAACCGTCGTTTGCGGTCTGCTTTTTCCTCCTTTTTCCCTTTTACCTTAATACGTAATTTAAGGTCGTTTTGCCACTTCATCGCATTAACCAAAACAAACGGTATTTCGGCGACGGTTATAATGGCTTTCAAATGCTCAAAGTTTTGCAACATCTTTTGTATGCGGTACAATTTACCCATGTTTGCCCCGGTATCGCCAACCGTTACGTCATCCGGGCGAACACTCAATTTTTCCAAAAAGATAATCGGTGTACAAATCTCTTTGTAATAGTTCAGAAAATCCCGTATCTCGTTAATGTCTTTAGGCATCTTAATTGCCGTTGCGTTGTGGTTGGGTCGCCAAACCACAATACCCCCATTGCTTCCGGGGTCTATGCCTATAATGCAATTTATTTTCATAACATCTTTTTTATTTGTTCAATCTTAATCAATCGTTCGTCATACGCTTGCATTGCAGTTATAAAACCGCTCTTTCTGTATCGTATTCCGTCGATTTGAATTTTATAATTATATTTCCCGGTTTGTTTATGCCGGGTTACTCCCTTATATCCGGTTGTGTTATCTCGGCGTATTCGCCTATTTCTATTATTTTCCGAATGAGTAACAAAACGGCAATTTTCCGGGCTATATATCCCGTCGTTATCTATCCGGTCAATTTCTAAACCGGGGTTATATCCATTTTCTAAAGCCCAATTTTTGAAGGCATCAAAACAAAACCATTCTTTGCAAATAGTTATTCCACGACCTCCATAATTGTTATAATCCTTTCTTTTAGGATTATAACAACGGGCTTTTATACTTTCCCAAAGTCGGTACAACTTTGTCGCTGAAACTCTTTTTTTCATTTTTCAAACCTTAAATAATGATAGATATAAATTTCGTCCTTAATCATTCGGTCAAACGTCCGTTTAATTTCTTTGCGCCGGGCAACCTCAAAGGCTGTATAATCAATTTCCGGGCTTTGGGTTCCTTGTTTCCGAACGTGGTAAACGGTAAATTCATTAATGAACCCACGGGCGGCACGTGCCAAAAATCGGTTATATGCTTCTTTCCGGTCGTCCTCGGTTTCTTTCACTTCATCCGCTAACCGAACGCCCAACAACCAATTATAAACAAACATTTCGTCGGTTAATCCAAACACTAAACGCCCGGTATATTTATAGCGCAAAAAACACATTAAACAAGTCATAACCGATTGATTGCGATAATACCGGATTTGCTCCGGGCTTAACTCCTTTTTCGGTTCCGGTAACGCTGTATATGCTTTGCCGATAACTTGGTTTTGTTTCCGGCAATATGCGTTCAATACCTTTGCAAAATAATCGGCGTTGAATTGTTGGTAATGTTTCCGTTCTGCGTTCCCGTCCCTATCCTTTGGCAAATAGTCGTCCAATTCCCCGGTAATCAGTAATTCAAACGCTAATTTAACCTCCGACAATGTTAATTGCGAATAATAGCGTTTTAGCAAATCCAACAACCGGGTACAAATATACGTCCAATCGTCCCGGTTTTCCGTGGAAATGATAAACCCCACGTCCATTGCTATAAACCGGAACATTTGCCCGGTTTTAGCAATCAACGTTTCGTCGTCAATCTCGGCAATCTGTTTTTTTGTGGACGCCACGAAAATATACTTTTCAACCGTCGTTAATGCTTTGGCAACCTCCGGTAATTCAACTATCGCCCGGCGTACCTCAATTGCTTTTGCCGTTCCGCTATAAAGCAAAACGGCGGCGGATTGTCGTTTTTCGGGCAACGTTTGTGGCAATCTGTTTGTCTTTTCGGGTAATGTTTCCATGTTAATAATCATCTTTCAAATATTCAATAGCCCCGGCAACGTTCAATCTTTGCGTTGGGGCTTTGTATTCGGGTTTCAAATGCAACTTTTTCTTTTCGACGTCCCCCCGTATGAAATTGCGGACGGTCGCCAACCAACCGTTTTTAGTGCGCTTCATATTCTTTTGGTCGCTCCAATCGCTAACCGAATGAAAGTAATAAACCAAATCGACCTTTTCAAATTCCGGTGTCGCAAACTTACTTTCAAACTCTGAATAATCCACGCCAACGCCGTTTTCAAATTTAACCATTTTGTAAACGTCGGAATTACGGAATAACGTTTTTTTCTCCTTTGGTTCCTCAACCTTTTGTTCTTCCGGGAATAATTCCCCGACAACATTGTTGTTGGGGGTATTCTCATTATCATTTATTGTATTATCTATATTATTACTATTATACCCTAAACTTTCGTTTAGGGGTACCCCTAAACTTTCGTTTAGGGGGGGCATCAACTTTTGTTTAGGGGTATCAACTCCGGTTAATATCCTTGCTGCCTTTTCGGTAAATGTTAGTAACTCATAATTTTCACCAAAACAATACAGAGTTTTGTTATACAATTCGCAATTAGGATGTTTTTGTAAAATTCCGGCTTTAATCAAATTATCAATACGCTTTATAATGCCTTGACTTGTCTTTATATTCAATAACGGCATTGCTTCCAATATTAACTTGTGGGAAATCCAAAAATATATTCCCTCCGGGGTGTGCATCTTAACGCAACTTGCACAATTGGCGAAATCTTTTATAAAATCAAAAATCGCCAAATCTATTAAATCTAAATCTAAACCGCTATTAACGGCGGCATATTGGTTTATTAATATCGTGTATTTCATAATATTGATATTTTATAAACATCCGGTTCTGCTACGGGCTGAACTGATTTTATTAATAATCCTTTTTCGCATAACCATTTAAGGCAATCAATTACAGTGCTTTTGTTTATCCCTAAACATTTGGATAAATACAAAATACCCTTTGAATACTCGCCATATCTAACACAATAGGCGTGTATCATTGCATACAACATTAACTTATTACCTTTCAAATGCAATTCGTTAATCCATTTGTTTTTTATAATAAAATCCATAATTAAAATATAAAAGCCCGCAATCCGGGCTACCACACACCGGAAAACGGGCTTTGCGCTAAATAAATTAGCAATACTTTGCAAACGGTGGTAGTCGTTTGTTTTATCGACGCAAATATAGCATTTTTTATTCATTATCCAATTGCTTTGCAGGTTCCCACGCTTTGCGCACTTTCAAAACATTATCCGCACTTTCATTAGGAACCAACGACACAACGGGAAAACGGGAACGGTCGCCCGGTTTTTGGGTCGTGGCAAATTGTACATTCAAATCAAATATAATGCCTTTGCAAAATCCCCGTTCCGCTAACATACCGTCGAACGTTTCCCGAATTTGCGGGATTGTGGACGCCGTACCCTTTGTTACGAATTGCCAAACCCCGGCAACCCCACGAACCAAAGGAACAATAAAGTTTAGCGTTAATGTAACCTCCCAACCGTCGCAATCCGGTTGGCGGCTCTTTTTATTCGGGTAACGCTTCGTTATTGACTGCATTAAATTTGGGTATTTCTCCGTTGTCAACGTTTCGTATTTCTTTCCGTCCCATACTTGGAACGTATCGCCATCGCCCGCCGCAATCAATCGTCCGTCGTCGTCCCGGTACTCGTACCGCTCGTTGCATACTTTCGCCGGGTCGTCGTCCGGGAATACGATTTGTATTGTTTGGGGCTTTTCGCCGTATGCCTGTGTAAATAACCCGGCATACTTTCCCGTTGGTATGAAATAATCCACGCTTTGCGGGTATCCGTTGGCGTTTTTCATTCCGATTTTTATTTGTCCGACACGGGGTAAAATCAAACGTGATTTTTCCGCCTCCGGTCTAACAATCCTACCTTTTATATTTCCTTTCATGCTCTTTATATTTCGGGGTCGTCGTTCAACAATCTTTTCTTATTCTCGTTTTTGGGCTTTTTTGGCGCATTTGCGGGCTTTTGTTCCTTTTCCGGTGCAACATTCCGTTTTGTCGTCTTTCGCCCCGTGGCGGGCTTCTTTTCCGCCTCCTTTGCCGTTTTCCCGGTGCGTTTCACAATCTTTGTTTTCTTAATCTCCGGTTCCGGCGTTTGTTCCGGGGCAACCGCATCCGCTTTGACGGTATCGGCGGCGTCCGTGGTTTCGTCCGGGGTCGCCTCTTTGGGGGCTTTCGTTTTAATCAATTCCGCCAAAGACAACGATATTACATTTTGGGACAAATCCGGGGCGTCGTCCAATACAACCATACCATTAACCGCCGTAAACGTGTTGTCCCGCTTTTCGTCCTCAATGGCGGCAATCTCCAACAGATAGGGGATTTTCCGTATATTGGGGCTTTCGG